GATGGAACAATATCGTGAGCTTATGGGCAATTTAGAATGCCTTAATCATGTGGAACAGGAACTCAAGAGCCTGCTAGACAAACAGGAGCACTCAATATGAGCGCAGTAGAAAAAAAAGTAGAACCAGTGGTCTATGAAAAGACTGCTAAAGAATTAGCCAATGAGGCTAAAGCAAAAGTTAAAGCAGAAGAAGTTGCCGCTAAAGCAACTAAACTTGCAGACGCCTACGTGGAAAAACCACGCCTTAACCCTGACGCTATCGGGAAAACTCTCTTAGACAGGATGCCCAACCCTACGGGCTGGCGGATATTAATCTTACCCTATCAAGGCAAAGGTAAATCCGCAGGCGGTATTTTTCTCCCTTCTGAAACGCAGGAGAAAAGCCAGATTTCTACCCAAGTCGGTTATGTACTTAAGCTAGGACCCCTAGCCTATAAAGATACCGATAAATTTCCAGATGGAGCATGGTGCCAAGAAAAGCAGTGGGTTATGTTTGCCCGTTATGCTGGCTCGCGCTTTCAGATAGATGGGGGAGAAGTCCGAATCCTTAATGACGACGAGATACTGTCGACCATTTTGGACCCTGAAGACATCCATAATTTAAACTAAGGAGATAACCATGTCGGATACAAATACCGTCGAGTTAGATGTAGGTGATTCTGAAAGTATTGATGTAGAAGTTAACGAGAACTTAGAGGTCGAAACAGATTCGGGTTCTGATGATCAGTTTGACAAAGCGGAGACATCGACGCAGAAAAGAATTAGCCGTCTTACTAAAAAGATGCGCGAAGCCGAGCGCCGTGAGCAAGAAGCTATTAAGTATGCTCAAGCTGTTCAAGGTGAGTCGCAAGACTTAAAGAGCCGTATGTCTAACTTAGACAACAATTACGTGGCTGAGTACACTAGTCGTGTTAACACCCAGATCGATCAAGCCGAAGCTACTTTGACTCGCGCTATTGAGATAGGTGATAGTAAAGCGACCGTGGAAGCTCAACGACAACTTACCAGTTTAGCAATTCAGCAAGATCGCGCTGCTCAAGCTAAGATGCAGTCTGATCGTCAGCAACAACAAGCCGCCGCGGCTCAACAGCACCAAGCTCAACAGCCGATGCCTGCTCAACAGCCTAAACGGCCTGACGCTAAAGCCGAATCATGGGCCTTGCGTAACAGTTGGTTTGGCCAAGACGAAGCCATGACGTATGCCGCCTTTGGTATACACAAAAAACTCGTTGAGGAAGAAGGGTTTGACCCACAGAGCGAAGACTACTATACTGAGCTAGATAATCGTGTTCTTGATAAGTTTGGTAACGGATCAAGCAGCCCCAATAAACGCCCCGCTCAGACAGTAGTTGGAGCTTCAAGAACACCATCTGGGCGCAGTAATAGAAAGGTTCGACTCACTCCGAGCCAAGTCGCGATAGCGAAGAAATTGGGTGTGCCGCTTGAAGAATATGCGAAATACGTGAAGGAGTAACAGAGAATGACTGAACAACAAAATACAGGTAGTTCCGCCGTGAACCGTACTTCTCGCGCTAACAAAACTCGGGAGAAACAGGCGATCCGTAAGCCTTGGGCTCCTCCGTCTATGCTAGATGCACCACCTGCCCCTGATGGCTTTAAACATCGTTGGATTCGCGCCGAAACGCGAGGGTTTGATGATACGAAGAACGTCAGTGCTAAATTAAGGGAAGGTTATGAGCTTGTCCGAAGGGACGAGTACCCAGACTTTGAATCCCCTACTGTAGAATCAGGTAAATACCAAGGTGTCTTTGGAGTTGGCGGACTGCTTCTCGCTCGTATACCAGACGAAACTGTGGCCGAAAGGACTAACTACTTCAAAGGACGTAGTAAGGACCAAATGGATGCAGTGGACCATGATATGATGAGAGAGAATGCACATTCATCGATGACGATTAGTAAACCTGACCGTCAATCTCGTGTAACTTTCGGTGGTCCACAAAAATGATATGGACTACCCCTTTAGGAGAGAATTATAATGGCTAATGCAAATACTGCCTATGGTCTCCGTCCTATCGGGCTAGTTGGTAGCGGTGTCAATTCTACTGGTGTAACCCAGTATGAGATCGCTTCCAACAACACCAATGCTATTTACCAGTTTGGTTTATGCGTTCCGCTAGCAGCGGGCGTTATTGACTTTGCTGGAGCTACAAGCGGGGGAACTACTCCTGCACTTGGTGTCCTGATGGGCGTTGAATATGTTGACTCTGTGACTAAGAAGCCAACATTCTTAAGCTACTGGCCGGGCTCTGGCTCTGTAAGTGTGGATACTAACCACCCAGTTAAAGCTTTTGTTGCTGATAATCCAAATCAGTTGTTTAAAGTAGCGTCTGACGCAACACTAACTAACCGTGCTACTGCACAGGCAGCCGTGTTCGCAAACGCATCTTTGGGAACTTCCGCACGTACTGGTACGTCCGTAGGTAACTCAAATTCCGCCTTGGGCGTGTCTACAATCGCAGTTACGGCTACTTTGCCCTTGCGTATTGTTGGCATTATGGACGAAGCAGGTAATACCGACTTTGCATCTGCAGGTATTCCAATGATTGTTCGTATCAATGCTCATTACAACGCTAACACAAGCCGCTTCGACTCGCAGACTACTGCTACGTCGCTAGGCCTATAGGAGGGTTAGATCATGGCTATTTCTCGCGCACAACTAGCGAAAGAGCTTGAACCCGGCCTAAACGCCTTGTTCGGACTCGAATTCAACCGTTACGAAAACGAGCATTCTGAAATCTTTGAGGAAGAGTCTTCGGACCGTGCCTTTGAAGAAGAAGTAATGCTTGGTGGTTTCTCAACAGCACCTGTTAAAAATGAAGGACAGTCCATCAGTTTTGACGATGCTCAAGAGACTTACACCGCCCGTTACGCTCACGAAACTATTGCGCTTGCGTTCTCAATTACTGAGGAAGCAGTGGAAGACAATCTTTATGATCGTCTTGCATCGCGTTACACCAAAGCTCTGGCTCGCTCTATGGCCCAGACTAAGCAAATCAAAGCAGCGGCTGTGTTGAACAATGCGTTCGCAGCAGGCGTTAATGCGATTGGCGATGGTGCAGCACTTTGTTCCGCAGCCCACCCCTCTCTTTCGGGTAACCAAACCAATGTCTTGGCAGTTGCTGCCGACCTCAACGAAACTTCGTTGGAGCAGATGTTGATTGACGTTGCTAGTTTGACGGATGAGCGTGGTTTGAAGATTGCAGTTCGTGGCATGAAGCTTATTATTCCTAAAGAGCTTCAGTTCATCGCAGAACGAGTAATTAACTCGAACTTGCGCTCTGGCACTGCGGATAACGACACAAACGCAATGAAGTCTATGGGAATGCTTCCAGACGGTGCAGTGGTTAACCACTTCCTTACCGACACTGATGCTTTCTTCATCAAGACTGATGCTCCTAACGGCTTCAAGCACTTCAACCGCTCGTCTATTAAGACTGCGATGGAAGGTGACTTCGATACGGGCAACATGCGCTTTAAAGCTCGTGAACGTTACTCATTCGGTGTATCCGATTGGCGTTGTGTTTACGGTACGCCCGGCGCAGCATAACCACACGGCAACGTGTAGTTTAGAAAAGGGAGGCTTCGGCTTCCCTTTTTTGTGCGTAACATTGACAGTTTACGAAAGACAGTGGTATGTTATACTTACAATTATCGGGAAAATCTCGGTGAATCTGACAGTCCCCGACTGACGATATGCAGGCAGATACACTTTAACTCGCATGTGAGGAATTTATTATGGGCCAGACTACTTTTTCAGGACCAATTTTAGCAGGAACAATCAAATCTACTACTGGCACGGCTGTCGGTACTGACGTAAAGAACACTGGACAAGTCGTAATGGCTCAGTCTTTTTCTACAGGTGTAGACTTAGACGGCGGCGCTTCTGCTGCAAACACCACTACGGTTATTATACCAGCCAACTCTCAGATCATTGATATCGTCCTAGACGTTGTTGGTGTCATGGTTGGTGCAACTTGTGTATTTAGCATTGGTGACGTTAATGGCGGTAATGCCACATTTTTAAACTCTTTCTCAATCTCAGTAGCTTCTGGCGCGGGTCGTAAGTACCCAACAACGGAAGCTGGCGGAGCGTTAAGCTGGGCCGATATTGGCAATAAAGACTTACGCCTAACTTGGACTTCTACTGGAGCAACCAGTAACGGCGAAATTCGCGCTACAGTGTTGTACCAGCAGAACAATAATCTCGTCGCTTAAACAATTAGCTTAGGAGGTTTTCTAATGTCAGGTTCAGACGTAAGATCGAAACGCATAACCGCGACGGGATCAGTAGGTGTTGGTCCCGCTCGTATTAGGCAGGTTCAAGTCAAAACAACGACGGGTTCCCCACGCCTTACAATAACGGATGGAAACGGCGGCTCTGTTGCTTTAGACATGGATTTAAATGCCTCGTCAACGCACTCCGCTAACATTCCTTCTGACGGCATTCGAGTCTCTGACATCTGGGTATCTGCGGTAACCGCCATTACGTCGGTTACTGTTTTCTACAGTTAAAGAAGGGATAAATCATGGCGTCTGATGTAAAAGCAACCTACCTAACCGCAACTGGAACTGTTTTTGCGGGTAGATCGCGTATAAAAGCCATTCATTACCAAGCAGGGTCTAGCCCTTCTTTGGTTTTAAAAACTGGAAGTACGAGCGGTGCCACACAGCTAACGTTAGCTTTTGCTAACAACACTGATGACAATGTTTATATACCCGACGAGGGGATGTTATTTAGTGACGGGTGTTATGCCGTACTGACTAACGTCACCAACATAACGGTATTTTACAATTGAGGTAGTTATGGAAACTAAAGTAGCTACCCTTAAGAAAATAAAACCCGCTAAAAGTAATAGAAAATTGTCAAGTCATGATAGGGACATTATGAAAATAGCAGAAGTTTTATCCAAGCTAGAGAAGCATGAAGCTGAGTGTAACTTAAGATATCAAATGATTGAAGAAAAGCTGGCCGATCAAAAGCAAACGCTAAAAGGTTTAGATGTTAAAATTTGGGGGCTTGCTGTATTGATAATAATCGCACCCCTAGTGCATAAGCTATTGGCATAGTCATGGATGACGCTTTCTTCAGTGACCCCGTTGAGGCGAAGATTGTAGAAGAAATAAGGCACTGGTCCTCAGACGTCTTAGAAAAACCCAATGCTTACTTCAATAACCTTCCCGCTTGTCCTTATGCGCGTAATGCGTGGTTAAACAATAAGGTGGCGGTACTGTTTGTTTACGGCGAAGGTTACCAAAGCTTGTACTCAAGCATCTCCCAGTTTGACGACAACTATGACATCGCGCTTGTAGTGGACATGGGGAGCACTAAAACCCCTGAAGACTTCCATGACTATTTAGATGACTTAAACGAAGTCATTTCTAACGGCATGTTTATTGACAAAGACATCTGGTTGATGGGTTTTCACCATGAAGATGAAGCCAGTGATTTTGTAGGCGAGGTCAGTTTTAAAGCGGACGACAAGCCTTACTCTATCATCTTTGTGCAGCGGTTATCTAAGTTACAACAAGCGGCTGACAAGTTGAATAAAAAAGGCTATTATGATACATACGACGCTGAACATAATGCTCGTGAAATTTACGAAGTAAGAGAAACTTTATATAGGAAGCTCCAAAATGGCTATGAAACCAAAGAAAGTTAGTTCTTCAGCAAAGAAACCTGTTAAGCGTATGCGTGGCGGTGGTATGGTGGCTATGAAAGAACCTGTTAAGCGTATGCGTGGCGGTGGCATGATTGCTATGGCTAAAGGTGGTAAAGTTAAGCCTGCCAAAAAGAAAAAGTAGGTACATCTGATGCCAAATAAAGGTCTATATCACAACATAAACGCTAAGAAGAAACGGATTGCAGCAGGGTCTGGCGAGAAGATGCGCAAGGTTGGATCAGCAGGTGCTCCCACCAAAAAAGCGTTTGTAGCATCCGCTAAAACGGCTAAACCCGTTAAAAGAAAGACACGCACTGCGTAGGTAAATTTTATGGCTACATCTGGAAGTAAAGACTTTGAGTTAGACGTCGCAGAATATGTCGAAGAGGCATTTGAGCGGTGTGGGCTTGAGGTCAGGACAGGTTACGACCTAAAATCCGCCAAAAGGTCTTTAAACCTTTTGCTTGCAGATTGGGCTAACCGTGGCCTAAACCAGTGGACCATTAAACAGCGTACCATTACGATGATCAATGGCACGGGTAACTATGCGTTAGGCGCAGACGTTATTGACGTGTTATCCGTTGTTGTGCAACGATCTGGCACTGATTATTCTTTGCTTCGATTGAGTCGTGACGGTTTTTTAAGTATACCTAACAAGACTAGCCAAGGCCGAGTTAATCAATTCTTCTTGGATAGACAAGTTACGCCTGAGTTAAAGCTTTGGCCTGTGCCCGATAACAACACTGATGTTGTGTACTATGACGCTTTAACCCGTATGGATGATGCTGACATATACACTAACACCATGGACTTACCTTTTAGGTTTTACCCTTGTTTAGCCGCAGGACTTGCTTATTATCTTGCTTTAAAACGCGCTCCAAATCGTGTTGAAATGTTAAAGGCATTGTATGAGGAAGAGTTTGAAAGAGCGGCAATAGAAGACAGAGATCGTTCGTCTTTTAACGTGACTCCTATGTACAGGAGAGTTTAATAATGGGCAAGTTTGCGTCTGGAAAAGAAGCGTATGCCATCTCCGATCGATCTGGGTTTCGTTATCCGTATAGGGTAATGAAGAAAGAATGGAACGGGTTGTTGGTAGGTCCAGATGAATTTGAGCCTAAACAACCTCAATTAGGTCCTTTCCGAAAGGTTTCGGACCCTCAAGCTCTTCAAAATGCGCGTCCAGATCGAGTAGAACCTTTAGATGTTTACGTTGGATTGCCTTTAGTAATAGCACCTAATTTACGACCAGTACAAGGCTTTGGTCAAGTTGGAACAGTGACGGTGACCACATGAGTTTTACATACGCACAGCTAGAAACAGCTATTCAAGACTATACAGAGAACACTGAAACGTCTTTTGTTAGTAATTTGCCCCTATTTATTAGACAAGCTGAAGAAAGAATACTTAAAAGTGTTCAATTAAGCCTGTTTAGGAAGAATGTGAGCGGCACTATGGCTAATGCTAATCGATTTTTGGCTTGCCCTAGCGATTATTTAGCGTCTTTCTCCTTGTCTTTTGTTGATGCAAACAGTGATCACGTCTTTTTAGACTTTAAAGACCCTGATTATGTGCAATCGTTTAACCCAGACGCAACGACAGTAGGTTTACCTCGATATTACGCGGTTTATGACGTAGATAACTTTATTTTAGGTCCTACCCCCAATGCTGCGTATAATGTAGAATTACATTACTTCTATAGGCCTGCCAGTTTGACTGCGGGAGCCGCGGGCGGAACAACATGGCTTAGTGAGAATGCTTCGATCGCTTTGTTATATGGATCTTTGATAGAAGCGTACATCTTTATGAAGGGTGAGCCCGACATGATGGCGCTATACGAGAAACGGTTTACAGAAGCGATTTCTGGAATGAAAATGTTGGGTGAGGCTAAAGAAGTAACGGATGAATACCGTACTGGACAAGTCATAAGGCCTAAACAATGAATGATTTAGGATTAGGTAATGTTCCAACTTTCAACGTGGACGTACACACCACTAATGGAAGGGGCTTTACACCAGAGGAGATTGCGCAGAGGTGTGCTAATAAGATTATAGCCATTTCTGATGACGCAAACCCTGCAATTAGGGCGCAAGCTCACGCTTTTCGAGAAGAGTTAGTTAAAACTCTCGTCTTTTACATGCGTGAGGCTGTTGAGTCTGATAGAACTACTGTGTATAACGCTTTAACCGACGCAGGCCAAACAGAGCTTGCTAAACATATAAGGAGACTGTAACCATGGCTTTCAACGGAAACTTCATGTGTACATCATTCAAGAAAGAATTGCTGTATGGTGTTCACGATTTCGACGCCTCAAGTGGCGATACATTTAAAATTGCGCTTTATACAAATTCGGCAACGCTTAATGCGTCTACGACGGCGTATGCTAACACTAACGAAGTTAGTGGAACTAACTACTCGGCAGGTGGCCAAGCATTAACACCTGTAGACCCTACTTCTTCAGGCACTACAGCCCTGACTGATTTTACTGACGAGACGTGGTCCAGCGCCACCATTACGGCTCGAGGTGCGTTGATTTACAACACTACTCCGAATACGACGTCTATCTCTCTAACCAATCCAGCCGTAATTGTTCTGGATTTTGGTGGCGATAAGACCTCTACCAACGGAAACTTTACGGTAGTGTTCCCAACGGCTGATGCCAGCAATGCGATTATTCGGATAGCGTAATGGCTGATGTAACCGTCTACTTTCAAGGCTGGAATTCTGTCAGCCAAGGTTGGGGCGGGGGTCCTTGGGGCCAGAATGAAGCACTTCCCGCCGCGTCGGGGGGTGTGGGCACAGTCAGTGTCATTGCGAAGGCCAATGTCCTCGTCACGGGATTATCATCAACCGCCAGTGTTGGTGGCGTTACTGTTACCGCAGATGCAAACGCAAGCGTTACAGGTTTAGCGGGAACTAGCGCGGTGGGTGCGGTTACCGTAGATGCCGCCGCTAATGTTCCTATTACAGGTTTAGCCGCAACTGGAAGTGTTGGTGGCGTTACTGTAGTAGCAACCGCAAACGTTTATCCGACAGGTGTTACTGCCACAGGCGTAGTGGGCACCCCCACCGTCGTTGCAGATTCAAACTTAAGTGTAACGGGCGTCGTAGGCACTGGAAGTGTTGGCGCGGTAACGACATCTACTGGACAAACCATTTTAGTTACGGGTGTTCAGGCAGCAGGACAAGTAGGTAGCGTCACCGTTATTTCTGACGCTATCGTTAATGTAACAGGAGTCAATGCAACTGGAGTTGTTGGACAAGTGCTGGTTTATGGACGTATTGTGCCGAGTCAAGATCCGAACTATACTGATATTACACCAAGTCAAAATCCAACTTGGAATGCAGAAGTGCCAAACCAGAGTGCTAATTGGACAAAAATAGCAGCGTGAGGAATTAAAGATGCCCAGTACATATACAGTCAACCTTGGTATTGAGAAGCCCGCTACGGGTGAACAATCAGGAACGTGGGGCGACACAGTTAATGACAACTCTAATATATTAGACGAGGCTATTAACGGTGTAGTTACAATCACGTTGTCCTCTAAAGGGTCTTCGGGATCACCTAATACCATTGCTATTACTAATGGGGCGTCCTCTACGGGCCGTAATAAATGGATTGAGTTTGCTGATGGTGGCGATCTAGGTGGTGCCGCGTATGTGCAACTTACGCCTAATGACGCTGAAAAAATATGTTTTATCCGAAACAGTCTTAGTTCAAGTCGATCTGTCTTTCTTTTCCAAGGTAACTATAACGCTAGTAACGACATTGAGATCGCTGCGGGCACCGACGTGTTGGTTAAGTTTAGCGGCACAGGCACAGGCGCTACGGTAGTAAACGTATACGCCAATCTGAAAGTTGACGGTATTGTTGCGACAACTGCTGACATTAATGGTGGAACAATAGATGCCACTGTAATCGGTGGGTCAACCGCGGCGGCTG